TAAATATATGGGACGACCTTCCATTTCCACATTGGAATGAGCCTTTCTACGAATCATGCGACTTGTTAATGGCAATTTCAAAGCAGACATACAATATAAATAAGCATGTTTGCCAAAAAAAGCCAAGAGTAGAAAACGTAGACCTAACATATGTACAGCACGGTATAAACGAAAAAATATTCAAGCCTTTAGAAATTTAATTAGAAAAGGTAAAATGAATTATAATTATTTTATACCACCTACAGTAAATGAGAATTATGAGTTA